AATGGTTGTTTTGGTGCAGGTTTTAACAAAGTTTCAATTTGTTTTGTTCCTAGAGCTTCATAAACACGTCTATATGCTTCATGTATGTTATGTAATTGTGGATTTGACTGTGCAATTTGTAATTGTGTCTGTGCAAGAGTCACTCTTTGGGCCATTGACATGATATTTGGATCTGCAACAGGTAAAATATCGACTCTCTGATCAAAATCTGTAGATTTTATTTGTCTTGGGCCACCATAAACATCGTAAGGATACTCTGGTGGTAAAAATTCTCCACAAATTCTTGCTAAAATTTTAAATTCTAACCTCATTGCATAGTAACATCGCTTGTGAACACCGCTCATTACTCTAGAACCACGCTCCATGAGTGCAATTGTAGTCCCAACAGCTCTATTTTGTGTGTCGTTACCAATATTAGAATCTGTAATCGCAGCAAATTTTTGTCCTGCTTGTACAACAAATCCTAAAAGGTTAAATAATGTTGTACTTGGCTCTGTAAAAGGTAAATTAAAAAATTGATCACGTATGTTTCCGCCTGGAGCATCGACATCTCTGAACTCTCCAGGTTGTATTGGCTGATCATCATCTCTAACTCTAATACCTCTAGACTTAAATCCTGCTGGTAAATTTTTTAAGGTTCCTGCATCTATCAATTGTCTTAAGGATTGTGTTGCAGCCCTACTTAACCCACCTATCATGTGTGTTAAACCAAAGCCATAAAAACCTAAACCAGGTAAAAATTTAAAATGAACAAAGTATTCTATTCTAGAATAATTTAGATCATCTGGTTTATAGTTTCTATAAATAGATAGTATCTCACCAGAGCCTTCATCTATGGTAACAATGTAAGGTATTTTAATTTTTTTAGCTTTATCATCAAAGTTTTCATAATCATCTAAATTTAAATCTACATGCATTTCTAATATTGTATGTAAATAATCATCACCAGTTTTCTTAACACCTTCAATCTCATTAATTTTTTTCTTTAGAGGATCTGGTTCTGGTTCTCCCTCTGTTAATTCTATATCTCTATAAAAGCCTGCTGCTTGTTTTTTTACAACTTCGTTTTTTGTCATTTTAATGACATGTGTAATCCTCTCACAATCTTTTAAATCAGAGGCATAATAAGGCACTACCATTTCTTCAGCTGGTATGAATTTAGATACAGGTCTACCTAGTAAAGCATCAAAGTAAATTTTTTTAAATGTTGATCCTGACAATGGTAAATAAAATAACATTTGGTCCATATCAGTAGTATATTCTTCCATCTCCTCCATTAAGAGATAGTTCATATAATCTTTCACTCTCTCAGCTTGTGCTTCTATCTGTGGTGTCTGTATTCCAACAGTTTGAGTTCTAACTGGGCCATCACTAGGCACAAGTTCTTTGTATGCTTGTGCTTGGAATTGTGTAACTGATTCTGCTAACATTGGATGAGTAACGTTAGATGCTCCTTTGAAGGGTCTTGTTACATCCATGTATTTAGTACCAAGTAAATCTAAACCTTTGATGTATCCGTCTTCCCATTCTTTTCTTGATAATTTATCTTTTTTATATTCTTGAATTAATTCACCTGCCATAGAGCTTAAGGTTCTCTCGTCCATGTCCTCTGCAAGATTATCATTAAAATTATCTTGAGGTGCTTCTTCAACTGTTTCCTCACCCTCAACTATTACTTCAGGTGGTAAACCCTCTGGTTGTTCAACAGTTTCTTCTACTTGTGCGTCTTCTTCAATAATTTCATTATTTTTTTCTATAGCCATACTTGATTGTACCTCACAGGTTTAAATATATCTACCACTAGTCCACCCTTAGATCTGTAGGTTTTCTGTGTTTGCCTCATTAAAGGTGACACCTTAATCGAGAAAGCATCGAAATACAACCTTGGATCATTTTCAAACATTAATTTGTATCCTTTTTTAGGATCTTTTACTGCATCTATGTGATAATCAGATCTTATTGGTGTAAGTTTTGATTTGTCTGGATATGAAAATTTATCTGTCTCTATTTTTTTATAAGGTAGTTTAGGATCTGATAATGACAGTTTCGTTGGTCCTGATTTAGTTCCATAAAAATTACCTAACTTTCTCATTAACTCTGGCATCACAGCTCTACCTTTTTTATCAATGCCTTTACCAGAAGCATAACCATAAAATCTCTCGTTACCCGCTTTGTATCCTTGTCTAAAACTTAATTTGTTAAACGGGGCAACGGCAACATAATCAACACCTTCACGTGCTGCTTTCTGAACTAGGTATTTTAATGCATGGTCTCCGTAAGCGTCTGCCTCAACAAACGGAAAGTAATCAAAGTCACCTCTTCTCTTACCCGCTTGTGCTCTTAATTTTCTTGAAATATCTTCAAGCTCATTATTGATCGCTTGAACTTTATTTGGTTGTCTTAATTTTAAAGCCTCATCCATTTCAGAAATTAATTTCTCTCTACTATTTCTTAAAAGATTTAGTTCTAGATCTGCTTGAAACGGGTTTGTTCTTCTCGATCCATCTAGCTGTTGTATTTTAGATAAACTTTTTGCAACACTTTGGTTTACATCAGATTGTATTTCATGGATTAAAAATGCTTTTTTACCATCGGGAGTAAATCTTGTGTCGTATCTTACATGGTACACTTGATTCTTTATTCCTGTATCTGAGAAGTGAGCACCACTTTTTAAAACCTCAGCATTTGATTTAATAGGCTCGTCTAAATGAAATACCGTTTCAGTATAGTTTCTACCACCCTGTAAAGTATAACTGGTTTCACCTTGATAATATGTTTTTCTATTTTTTAATGGAACTGCTGCTGCATTCACTTCACCTTGAACCTTATTAATTAAAGTTCTATCTTCAGGCTTTAACATTCTATTATTCTTTACTGCATTTATTCTTTGATTAAATTGATTAAGAGCAGACTTACCACCTGATGCCTCTGCAACACCTCTAAGATCATAGATCGCTTGATCTAAATCATCTACTAATCCAAACACTCCTTGTTGAGAATATTTTTTATCTATTGATTCTAAAGTTTCTTCACCTGCTTTTACAGCTGTTTTAAATTTATCTAAACCTTTTATCTCCCCACCGAACTCTACAGCTTTTAATCTATTAACAGGATTTAATTTAATCATTGCACCTAAATCATTACCATCTAACTTAAGTCCAAATTTTTTTGCTGCAAACAACAGTCCACCTGTCAGATCACCAGCATCATTAAATACAGCTAGGTTAGAATCAAATAATTCTTCTTTATTGATTACAACTTCCTTACCTTGAAATGGCCCACTGTCATACTTAAACCTTTTGGGTCCTCTTTCTAATTTAGTAGCATCTCTGTTAAATATTTTAAATTTTACTTTTCTAGTTGATGTTAAATGATCGAGCCATTCATCTGCTGTAAACTTACCTGTGCCTTTTTTCATTATCCAATCGTAAGTAGAAGATCCAAATGCAGGAGCTGTGTCATCTCCCATGTGAAGCGGTTTAGTTTTTTTTAAAACTACTGGAGGATTTTTTATTTCTTGTTCAGCTAATTCAAGGCCAGATTTTTTAGAGGCAGCCTCATCATATGTTAAAAGTTTTTGTTCTTTTCCGGTGGCCGGTGACTGTTGTGGTTTTTTACCAAATAACTTTTTACCTAGCCCTAGTAAAGTCTTAAGGGACATTGGACCCCCTTAATACATTTTTGTAGGCTTAGTCTTAGCTAATCCACCACCTCTTGCTTTTATCATTGTGCCTTTTTTATACATAGGCATAGCAGGTTGCATCATGCCACCACCCATTTTTTTTGGTGCTGATGAACCTTTTACGTAATCTTTTAAAGCATCTACAGTTCTTTCTGATACTGATAAAGGTTTAAATTTACGCCCTTTAATTTTCGTTATTTCTTTAAGAACTTCTTTATCTCTTTGAGTAAGTCTTCCTGGTATTTTCATTCTATTAATTTGATTTGTAGCAACACCTAACTTACTTTTTATCTCACCCATTCTACCAGTGTCAGCTCCACCACCTTGTGATAGACCTACTTTTTTAGCTAGTCTTCCAAGTAAACCAAAACCACCTGGCGAAGACTGAACCATTTTCATTCCTGGTGTAGCTTTTTTCTTTTTTCTAAATAACATACCTAAAACAGCTTTTTGTGGTTTCATCATTCCACCACCCATTTTACCTTTGACTAACG